TCATAACGTGGGTCAGACATAGCATCTACAACTTCTGCCTGACTACGGAATACATCAGCTGGTTGGGAAGGTGCTCGACCAGTAGCCAATTCACCATCAAAACCAACTGACTTTTCCATCTCTGCTCTTAGTCCAGAAACAGCCAACCTGATAAGTCGTGAGTTACCACTTTCGACAAGTTGGTCAAAGGCTTCCACATCAGACGGGTCTAGATTTTCTCCAGACCACGCCATCAATTGTTGATAACCTTCTTCACCACCTGCAGAATTTTTAATCTGATTAACTTCTGATTCAGAAAGGTCAGGTGAGGATGCTGCAGGTAGATTACCCTGCATCTCCATGTATGCATTAACAAGATCAGAGCTAGACATAGAGTTAAATTGCTCCATGACTTCAGGTGTTAGTTCACCTGTTTCTGCATACATTGTTGATGCTTCACTAATCAATGACTGAGCAGGTGAAACCTCTACTTCTTCTTCTTGTTCGGTTTCATCGTTTTCTGACACTGGCAATTCTTCGCCATCTGTTTCTCCTAATTTTTTTTGTAGTTCAATGTAAGCTTGCTCCAATGCCTCGGCATCTTTAAACTTACCTGCCAGCATCTGTTGCTGATCTGCTGCAGCTTGTTCACCAATAGCAATAGCTTCTTGCTCTGCTTCGTTAAACTCTGGCTGATCAGCAGGAGTGGAATCATACGTCAGTGTAGCCATTTACAGTTTGTACTTTTAAGTTTCCAAGTCCAACTGAATTAACAATATTCTTAGGACGATTAGCACCTACTTTTGGTTTAGGTGCATACTTGTTTTCTACCGCATCTTCTACGGTTAGCTCTACCTTCTCGTTAGGTTGTTGTTTAACCTTGCGGGTCCGGGTCCGCTTCTTGGATTCCTGTGAGTCCATTCATCATCTCCATAGCTTGTGGGTTCTTGGTGGGATCAGCCATCGGTGACGAAGCAAATTGACCAGCTTGTTTAATAAGTTCTTGCTGTGCCATCATTTGTTGTTGTTGCTGCGTCTGCCCTTGAATCTCTGACATACTCTTAACAAGGTTCAATACATCGATACCTTGTGCAGTTGCTAGTCGCTTAATATATTCATCAGGGTTGATGAACTTAGCGATTGATTCAGGACCCATTGTCTGAGCAATGGTTGTGATGAACTGGATCAGTGATTCCCTATCTTGACCACGACCAAGTGCGTTTACACCAGCCACGATCTGTGGACGGACAATACCTTTAGGTAGCTTTGGTAGTTGACCACTACGCTGTAGCACCATCAAGGTACGATCAAGATATGGTTTGAGGAACTCAACAGTCAACAGTGAGAACATCCCACCTAGCTGTTGTTCTAGTTCCAGTTGTGTCAGTCGTACTTCCTCTGCAGTTGTACGTTCTGATTGTCTGATGTTCAATACCATGAATGCATCAGAGATACGCTGACCTAATTGATTAGCCATTTCATAGGCTGTTCTGAAGTCAGCTGTCTTTCCAACCTGTACAACTTGTACATCATCAGGTCTACCTTGAATGATTGCACCGTTGCCAGCTTGAGCCAGAGTCTGTGGTTTAGTAGTACTTGAGGGTGATACAAGGAAGACAACCTTAGCGGCTGCTGCAGAGCCTTCTATCAATGCCTGAGAGAGTGCTTCGAGTGACTTCAGATCACCAAGAAACTCTTCTACTCTGCCACGACCATAAGCTTCACCATCAAAAGTATTGAATCGAAGTACAAGCCAGGGTGAAGCATTCTTAGGTGCAGTACTGGTGCTCTTAGGAAGCATCTTATCTTCTGCCTCCTGATACCAGGTCCACCTACCGTTATTCTTATCTAGCTTGACGTGGGTATACACCTCAACGTCATCATCGAATGTATTTGTGCCAGTCTTACCGTTCAGACCACCACCTGCTGAAACTTCATTAGGTTTCTTTTCTACAGCAGGAGGTAGACCAAGTACACGACGACTGATCAGTTCCTTTGTGACTATCTCGATGACATTACCATTGCCATCACGGTCAACCACGTAACGATTCAGTGGGTAGTTCTTAAGACCTTCTTTACCCATAAAGATAAGAGAGTTACCTCCTACAATGAGATGTTTAATGGCTTGATGAACGACCACTCGATCATTAGATGAATTGATTGAATCCATGACCATACGTTCCATCTTTGAAAACGAAAGGTCAAGTTCACTACGAATTTCAGGATCAAGATCTTCTCCTAACTTGTCATCTCTGACTTGTAGCTTGAAGAAGCTTGTCTGTGGTGGTAGTAAAGCAAGCATCAATTTAGATGCCAGTGTCACACATGCTTTAGCTCCTACACTTTGCCATGGTGTTTTTAATTGGCGATGAGTTGTATTCTCATCATCTCGTGAAATTAAATATGGCAACGTCAGTTGTGAGCATTCATAAGCAACGTCCAGGAACTGTTGACGTTCACTTTGTAGCTCGTTATATCGTTGACGACAGCTCATATGTTTAGTCCTCCTGAGTCACTACCTAAATTCAATCCGCTCTTCAATGAAGACTGATTTACTCGACCTGTCCTGCCAGAAGCAGTAGATCTCTGACCACCAATCCTTAAGTCTGGTGTAGCACCAGCAGCTTGTAACTGTACAGGCGCTTGTTTTGCAGGTGGAGGTGGTGGCGGAGCAGCAAATGCTGGAGGCAGAGGTTTAGGTTTGGGAGGCTTAGGAGTCTTTGGTTGTGATAAAAAACACATTATTCTTCCATGCGTTGGATTAACCACTCAACTACATAGCGTTGACCAGCTTGAAACATGATCTTTTCTATGTTGTCGTGTGGCGTAGGTTGTACGGGTGGAAATGTTTCCTGCATTTCCTGCAGGAGTGCATTAGCTTGAAGACCTTTGGTCTCCAATAAACTAAGCGTATTGTGGGAGGTTGACATTACTATGCTCAAAAAAAGCAGGCATACGGGCAGATTTAGTGGCAGCAAATTCAGGAGCTTTGCCCTGATACATCAAGTTGTCGCTGCTATCCAGCCAAAATTTTTTGTCCAAATATCTGACCTCTGAGTTTCTACCTAGTGGCTGCATGACCCAGTTAATCGTTGCCTTGCGGAGTTTATCCAAGGAAGCAGACGGTCTGAGTCCCAGTTCTGTACACACGAGAGAGTTGGCTGCAACATGAATTTGCTCATCTCTTGAGATGTCAGCGGAAACGGTACGCATTCCAGCGTCACCATTCCACCGAAAAAAGGGCAGAAGTACGAAGAAAATCGCACGCTCGGCAACATTGCCTTGAGCACAGTGTGATCTGGATGCGAAGTCCACGCTTCTTTAAGTTTAAGTGCTTCAGCTTCTGCCTTGTCATCAACACCGTAAGCATCGGCGATGTAACCGAGAGCCAAGTCATGGTTCTCTTCATCGGTGACGTTGCTGAGCAATAGGTCGCGTGCCACAGACGGCACTTCATTAGCCAAGGCATCAATTATAAAATCTCCCACAGGTAGTTCCATATGTCTCAAGGCAAGAGCACGGTAAATTGTCTCTTCTGCGCCTTCCCGGCATGTACCTGCAACAGGTTTGACCGGAGTCCATTTGCGCTTCCGCGCCATCAATTTGTCGTAAGGGTTCATCGCTATTCTGCACAATCACATTGAGGTTCATTTACTCCTTCAAATAGGTCGGCAAGATAATCATCTACATCAGCATCATCAAGAGCAGCGTATGCATCAGATTTATCTTGTACATCACCCATTACTTGAAGACTATAGTAAAGAGAGGTTTGTGGAGACCGTAGCCACTCTTCGATAAAACCCTCATCCATTGTTGCCAAATCTGACCACCAATTAAAAGAGTATCCGTGAAGAAGTCCACTGCTTTGGTATAGTTTAATAATACCATCTGCAACAGCTTTGTAATTATCCCATCCTACTTCGGATGCAATTTCTACTTCGCCATAATCATAAGTTTGGACACCAAAGGTGCCAGAATCACGGTCAACAGTCCGTGCAATAGGTGGTGCTATTTCAGGAGTACAAGTAAACCCGTCAGTGTCCTGTGATCGATAGCTACAAGACGCTGTGGGAGCGATAGCAAACGCTCTGACCATATTGTATTGACGTGCTATTTCAGAGGCTTGTTTGATGCCCTGAGCAATGCGTGATACTAACTCGTATGCGACAGTTGCTCTTGCATCTCCTTTGTCATAGTGTTCGAGCGCACGTCCAAACTGCTCGTAAGTAACGTTGTATCTCCGCAAGAGATTTGCGAGACCCAAGACTCCAAGTCCAACCTGTCTATCAGTGGAAGAAGGTAGGTACTCTCCAGTCTCCCCGACACCCGTTCTTGAATGCAACTCACAAAGTTCCTGCATCCCGAC